TGTTGGCGGAAAAAGATTAAAGGTAATTGATACAGATAATATTTTTCAAGCAACTGATAAAAATTCATTGCGAGATCGATTTGATCGTATAAGATCCACTGGAACATATCATTCTAGGGATATGAACATGAGTTATCAAGCGACTAGGCTTGAACTATTTAGAGATTATGATTGTGTATCGGGGGATACTATAATTCCTCTTCCGAGTGGAGAAAATCCTACAATAAAGGAGTTAGTTGGTAAATATCAAAACAAGAAATTTGAAGTTTGGTCGTATGATCATGACACAGATTCTCTAAAAGTTGGTATTGCATTTAATCCTAGATCAAAAGGGATTCAAAAAACATGGAAGGTTATATTTAATACAAATGAATTTATAATTTCTACCGAGGATCATTTATTTTTACTAAAGGATGGTCAATTAAAAGTTGGTCATGCCTTGATGTCATTTTCACAGATAAACCATACAATACAAGAAATTGTATATAATGATGAAATTGAGGTATTTGATATTTCAGTTGAAAAGTTCCATAATTTTTGCACCGACTCAGTTATTATACATAATTGTATGGATATGGACCCAATTATAAGTGCTGCATTGGACATTTATTCAGATGAATCCACATGCCCAAATGAAATGCATCAGATTTTGACAATCCGATCTGAAAATGATGATATTCAAAAAATATTAGAGAATCTATTTTTTGATATTTTGAATCTTGAATTTAATTTGTGGTCATGGATACGAAATTTAACAAAATATGGCGACTTTTTTTTACGTCTAGATATCTCTCCTGAATATGGGATTCATGGAGTAGTCCCTATAAGTGCATACGAAATGACGAGAGTTGAGAATTCTGATCCAAATAATCCTAGTTACGTTAAATTTCAACATGATGGAATGATGGGCAGTGGTGAATATGAAAATTTTGAAATTGCACATTTTAGATTAATATCGGATGCTAATTTCCTTCCGTATGGAAAATCTATGATTGAATCTGGACGTAGGGTCTGGAAACAATTGAGTTTATTAGAGGATTCCATGTTAATTCATAGAATCATGAGAGCACCAGAAAGGCGTATATTTAAAATTGATATCGGGGCTATTCCTCCTGCCGAGATTGATGCCTACATGAATAAGATAACTGAAAAAATTAAAAAGGTTCCATACATTGATGAAAGAAGTGGAGATTATAATCTTAGATTTAATCTTCAAAATATGACAGAGGATTTTTATTTACCAGTACGTGGAGGAGATAGTGGGACTGCAATAGATACTCTTCCTGGTATGGAGTTTACTGGTATTGATGATATTGAATATATAAGAAATAAAATGATGGCAGCATTAAAGATGCCAAAAGCATTTTTGGGTTATGCAGATGAACTTGGTGGAAGGGCAACATTGTCTTCAATGGATGTACGATTTGCTAGAACTATAAATAGAATTCAAAAAATCGTAGTGTCGGAATTATCAAAGATAGCAGTTATTCATTTATATTCACAGGGATTTAAAGATGCTTCACTTGTTAATTTTGAATTGAGATTAACAAATGCATCAACGATACTAGAACAAGAAAAGATTGCTATATTGTCTGATAAGATTTCATTGGCGAAGGATATGATGGAATCTAGACTGTTTTCCAAAAAATGGATATATAGAAATATATTTGACATATCTAATGCGGATGCTGATGATTTACATAAAGAATTAATCTCTGATACAAAAGATGCGTTTAGATTTGCACAGATTGAGAGTGAAGGTAATGATCCAGCAGTCTCAGGACAAAAATTAGATGGTGGTAACGGATCATCAGAATCAACTAGTCTGTTTGGTTCATCGGGTGGAAGTGGAGGAAGCAACTTTTCTATAGACGAACCAGACGATGAAGGCGGAGAAGATGGGGATTCAGGACAAGATACCAATGGTGGTGAAGCTCCAGAAGGTGAAACTCATGATACTGAAACTGAGTCTGAACCTGATACAGATGCACATCTTACTGAAGAGCATAATTCGTTACTTGATCCAGATGAAGAACGAGAACAACGGGAGAAAGACGCCGAGGTTAAGCGTCGTAAACTTGTTGGGCGTGGTGGTGTAGAAGATCCACTTGGTAAGATAGAGAGAAATAGAGATTGGGGCTCCAAAAGCAATCCTTTATATTCAAAACCTCGGTTACAGGAACTTTCACATTTTAAACATGAACTTGAAATTTTAAAGCGCAAATTAACACCTCAAAAGCAATCTAACATGTCCAAATTAAATCCTTCAATTCTATTAGAGGATTCTAATGTTCCATTAACATCTATGCTAGATGAGGCCAATATTATTAATATTAAATAACTTGCGTTTAATGTAATTTAAATATATTTATTACAATGATACATTGTCAACAATAACAGAGCATGACTAAAAAATTAAAACATTCTAAATTTAAGAACAGTGGTATTTTATTTGAATTATTAGCAAGACAAATAACAGCAGATCTTATTAAGGGAAATGATCGCTCGGCAGCAAATACGTTAATTCAAAAATTCTTTTCAGAATCAACTGCGCTTGGAAGAGAGAGGAAGCTATATGAATATTTGTTGACAGAGAAGACGAAATCCCCTGAAAAGGCTAAATCTTTATTAGAAATGGTAATCAAAAGCAGAAAACAGATTTCAAATAAAGAATTATGTGAGCAAAAATTTAATCTTATAAAGGAAATAAAGAAAAATTATCCAGTTTCGGATTTTTTAAAGACTTCTATTTCTAATTACAAGGAATATGCTTCTATTTATAAACTTTTTGAAGATGCTACCCGTACAGATTTATATACTGACCCCAAGGAGATTTATCAAGCTAAACACTATCTTTTGGAACATATATCTAAAAAACGTATAGTGGAATCTTCCCCAGATAAAGAAGATTTGATGGAAGTTTATCGAAATTTACATAAAGATGAGAGACTTCTTAGTTTTAAATTATTAGTTGATGGATACACAGAAAAATATAGTAATTTACCATCTGCACAAAAAGGGTTATTAGAACAGTACATTCTTAATGTATCTAATACAAATGCCCTATCATCATATGTTTATACTCAAGTAGATAATATCAAAAATGCTTTATATCCATATGAATCTAGTATTACAGATGATGTTCTAAAAATTAAATTAAAAGAAACAGTCTTACAATTAGATAAAATTAAAACTTCAAAACTTATAAAGGATAATCATATAATGGCGATTTTAATGTCATTTGAATTGTTAAAAGAGTTGAGTTTAGTTACTAACCAAGAAAATAATTTAATATGAAAAAATCTGAACTTAAGTCTATAATAAAAGAAATTTTGCAGGAATTAGATCTTGATGAAATATCGGGTAGTGGAGGGGCGGGAGCATATTCAACACCAGGAGCATTTTCATCTGGGGCGTCTGATATTAAAAGAAAGAAGAAAATTGCAGCACAATCAATGCCAGGTGGTAATGTTATTAGTAATTCGTCAACATTAGATGAAACATTAAGTGAATCCAGATACCATAATTTTAAAAAATCAGCAGACATGAAAAATCATGCAAAAATATGTTATTCTTTAAAAGAGATAAATAGAATGTTACGAGAGGTTGAATTTTTATCAAATATAAATAATAAATTAAAATTAGAAGTAGAAGTACCATCTACTTCTTATTGGAAGCGAACACACCAGGATGTGAATCAAATCATGGAACGCATTAAAAGAATTTCAACTATGGTAAAAGGATTATCTAAATAAATGAATATTCTCAAAGATATAATAAGAGAATGTTTAAACGAGAAAATGGAAGATTCCTCTAAAGCATTTGATTTGATAAAATCTAGATATTCTAATAAGATAATTCATGATATTCGTGCGGTATCTGATAAAATGGTTAAAGAACATCCATCAACGTCTTTTATAAAAAATAAAGGTATATCAATTAATGTAAGAATACTTGATATTTATAATCCAGTGGTTGAAGAAAGTGATGGAACTTTAGTTCTTCCAATAAAAGGAGAAGTAAACGGAAAAGTAAAAAACTTATATATTTGTTCTGACGATTTAGAGAATAGTGTGGATTCCACTGTATTCCCACAT